TCCCTCCCCTGGCTCAAGCCGTGGGGGTCGCGCGCACAAGGAGGCGTCATGTCCGAGCTGATTGACGCCACCGAGGTTGCCATCAAGGCGGCCGACCACCTCACCGACATGGACGACGGAGCGGTTGAGGCCCTGCGCGCACTGGCTCGCAAGATCGACGCCTGGGATCGCATCGTCGAGTTCGCCCTGGACGACGTCGCCGGCAACGAATCGAAGGGTGCTCGACCCGCCGTGCCGCAGAACGACAACGTGTCGATCTCGGCCTACCTCAAGTTCTGCGATCAGCTCGGACTCACGCCGGCCGGTCGCAAGTCGCTCGACATGGTCAAGGGTGGTGAGTCGAGTGGTTCGAAGCTCGGCAAACTCCGCACGGTCCACGGCAGCGGCAAGTCGGCGTAAGCCGGTCGTCGGCTCCGAGACCCCTCGAATCTTTACTCCCCCACTCCGCAAACTGACGCGGCAGACCACGCTCGGCTTCGCGGCGATCGAGTTCGCTGAAGACGTCTGCCAGGTCACGCTCTACCCGTGGCAGAGGTGGCTACTGATCCACGCCCTCGAGCTGCATCCTGACGGCGGGTTTCGGTTCCGCACCATCATTGTGCTGGTGGCGAGGCAGCAAGGCAAGTCGATGCTGTCTGTCATCCTCAGCCTGTTTTTCATGTACGTGCTGGGGCGCGAACTGGTCATCGGCACCGCGCAGGATCTCGACGTCGCCGAAGAGATCTGGCAGGAAGCTGTCGACCTCGTCGAAGAGACGCCCGACCTGGACGCGCTCAAGGAGCGGGTCGTCAAGGTCAATGGCAAGAAGGCCCTCGAGCTCACGACCGGCGAGCGGTACAAGGTCAAGGCTGCGAACCGTCGCGCTGGTCGTGGCCTTTCCGGCGAACTGATCCTGCTCGACGAGTTGCGCGAGCACCAGTCCTTCGACGCCTGGGGCGCGATCACCAAGACGACGATCGCCCGCCCCGATGCTCAAGTGTGGGCGCTCTCCAATGCGGGCGACGCGACCAGCCTGGTCCTGCGCTACCTGCGCGAGAAGGCGCACGCCGCGCTAGGCGACCCGGACGGCATTCTCCACGAAGGTCCGACCGTCGCGGTCGAGGATGACCCGGACTTCGAGGACGAGACCGACGAGTCGACGTTGGGCATCTTTGAATGGTCCGCGCCTCCGGGGACCAACACGAAGGACCGTGACGGCTGGGCAATGGCAAACCCCGCGCTCGGTCATGGCTTCGTCACCGAGCGCACCCTTGCCAGCGCCGAGGCCACCGACCCCGAGTGGGTCTTTCGCACCGAGTGTCTATGCCAGTGGTCGGATGGAACGCTCGAGGGGCCATTCCCACCCGGCTCGTGGGATGCCGGCCGCTTCGACCCCACCAACGCCCCGCAGATCGTCGGCAATGTCGTCGCCTGCGTGGACATGAGCCAGGACCGCATCAAGACCTACATCGCGTTCGCCGGTCGACTGGCTGACGGCACACCCCAGGTCGAGCTCGTCGCAGAGCGCGCCGGTTCCGAGTGGGTCAAGGACTGGCTCCTCGAGCGCGCCGACATCATCGACGCGGCGACGGGCCAGACGCGTGGCGCTCCGGTCTCGACACTCATGGCTGACCTCAAGGTGGACCTGGCCGACAAGATCCCCGTCGTCGACCTAGCAGGGAGCGACCTCACGGGCGCTACGGGCCGGTTCTACGACCTCGTGCGTACCGCTGGCATCTCCCACAACCCCTGGCCCTCTCTCGACCTCGCAGCGGCCACCGCCGTGCCGAAGTTGACCGAGGGTGGCGCGTTCATGTGGGACCGGAAGCGGTCTCCGATGGATGTTGCTCCGCTCCAGGCCGCAACGGGCGCCGCCTGGCTGCTCACGACCGGAATGCCCGAACCCGTCGCCGTCTCCGCGTATGAATCACGCGGCGTCATCACCATCTAACGAAGGAGGCGACTCGCCTTGGGCTTCTGGGACAACATCCTTCGCCGGGACCAGCCGATCGCCTACTTCACGCCCAATGTGACCTACTTGGGCGCCGATGAGATCCACAGCATGATCTTGGGTGACCTGACCCCTGCTCAGATGTGGTCCACGCAGCCCCACCTCCGCACGGTGGTCTCTTTCTTGGCGCGCAACATCGCCCAGCTCGGACTCCACACCTTCGAGCGCGATGGCGAGGACCGCAGGCGGGACCGCACGTCGCCCTTCGCGGCCACGATGCGCCGCCCCAATGCGGACCAGACGGCGTTCGATCTCGTCTTCGGGCTCGTTGGCGATGTTTCTCTCTACGACCGGGCCTACTGGCTGGTCGTCGAAGATGACGACGCCCCGAGCGGGTGGACGTTCCGCCGACTGCCTCCCTCATGGGTGACCCCGATCGCCCGCGACGCATTCGGCGCGAAGGCCTACTCTGTACTTTCCCCGGGCGGCGAATCGGTCGTGGTTTCGGCCGACCAGATTCTTGCCTTCACCGGCTATCACCCGGCAAGCCACCGTCTCGGATCTCCGACCGTGGAGGCCCTGAAGGGCACGCTTCAGGAGCAGATCGAGGCGTCAAAGTACCGCAGCCAGGTATGGAAGCGTGGCGGTCGGGTTTCTGCCGTCCTCCAGCGCCCCAAGGATGCCCCCAAGTGGTCTCCCGAGGCGAGGGAGCAGTTCCGCGAAGACTGGTACTCCAAATACACGGGCAATGGCCCCAAGGCGGGCGGCACTCCGCTCCTCGAGGACGGCATGACCCTCAATCGGATCGACTTCAACGCCCAGGAGCAGCAGTTCGTCGAGGCGGCAAAGCTGTCGTTCTCGACCGTTGCTTCTGCCTTCCATGTCAACCCGACGATGGTCGGCATCTTGGATAACGCCAACTACTCCAACGTGCGCGAGTTCCGCAGGATGCTCTACGGCGACACGCTCGGCCCGATCATCGCCATGATTGAGGACCGGATCAACACGTTCCTCCTGCCGCGTCTCGGCATGGACAACGCCGACCACTATGCCGAGTTCAACATCGGCGAGAAGCTGCAAGGCTCGTTCGAAGAGCAGGCCTCCGTCATGCAGACACTCGTCGGCGCTCCGCTCATGACTCGGAACGAAGGCCGCGCGAAGTTCAACCTGCGCGAGATCGAGGGCGGCGACCAGCTCGTGACCCCTCTGAACGTCCTATTGGGCGGTCAGGCATCCCCCACGGATTCGGGCTCTCAGAACCTCGACCCCAAGGTGGCGGCACTCCCGGCCACCAAGAGCGGGCAAGCCCTCCAGAAGGCCGCTACGGACGCCCAGCAGGCCAAGGTGGCCGAGGTGCTGGCCGCATTCTTCGCACGTCAGGGCAAGTCGGTCCTGTCTGCACTCGGTGCCGGCAAGGACTGGTGGGACGCCGACCGCTGGGATGGCGAACTCACCGACGACCTGCTGCGCGTCACGCACACGCTCGCGGACATCCTCGGCAAGTCTGAGGCTGAGCGCTTGGGCTACCCGGACGGCTATAACGCCGACCAGACGGTCGCCTTCCTGCGCGCCGTTGCTGAGCGTCGCGCCAAGGCAATCAACGAGACCACCAAAGCCCAGGTCGAGGACCAGATCGGCGCCGACGACGGCGACCCGGCGCACGTCTTCGAGATCGCCAAGGAGTCCCGCGCGACTGGGATTGGGGCGCTCTTGGCCGTAGCTGCCGCTGGCTTCGCGCTCCGCGAGGCTGCCGACCAGATCGGCAACACCGAAGGCGTGACGCCACTCAAGACGTGGGTCGTCAACAGCAAGAATCCGCGATCTTCGCACGCGTCGCTGAATGGCGAGACCGTCGCCGTTGGCGAGCCTTTCTCCAACGGAATGCAGTTCCCCGGCGACTACGGCGACGCCGACGAGGTTGCCGGATGCCAGTGCTCGCTCGACATCACCATCCCCTGACCCTTCCGCGCCCCAACGCCCGAGGAGGGCCACGCATGCGAGTCAAAGACGTAGCAGTCAAGATCAAGGCGGGTCCCGAAGACGGGCTTGAAGAGGGTCAGTTCATCGTCTACCCCTCGACATTCACGAGGACGCCCGACTCCTACGGCGACGTCGTCGCCAAGGGCGCATTCCTTGACACGATCAAGGCGTGGGAAGAGTCCGGGAACTCACTCCCCGGCCTATACGGACACCGACTGGACGACCCCGACTTCTTCGTGGCCGGCGCGTCCGAGATGGGCGAGGACGACCACGGTTGGTGGGTCAAGGGCGCATTCGACCTCGACTCCCCCAAGGGGCCGCAGGTCTACCGGCTGGTCAAGGGTCGCCGCCTGAACCAACTCTCCTTCGCCTTCGACGTGGAGGACGAGTCCCCCGTCGAGCTCGAAGGCGGCGTCAAGGCCAACGAACTTCGCAAGCTGAAGGTCTACGAATTCAGCTTCGTCCCCATCGGCGCCAACCAGGACACCTCGGTTGTGGCTGTCAAGTCCACCGCCGCAGCGCTGGTAGCCGACATTAAAGCCGGTCGAGCAATCTCGGCCAAAAACGAAGGCGAACTGCGCAAGGCGCATGAAGCCATCGGCAACGTTCTTGCCGCCATCGGCGAGGACGACGACCAGGAGAAGGCCAGCGGTACCGCCGAAGCCAAGTCCAGCGCCATCGACGAGGAGCCCATTACGGCCAAGTTGAGCGCGCCCGACGAGGAGCTGAAGTCGAGCCCGTCCGTCGATGTCTGGGCGACCCACCTGTCACTACTCGCACTCGGACATCCGAGTGAGAAAGGGGTTCACTCATGAACCTCAAGACACAGCGTGCCGCCGCTCTCAAGGCCGCACAGGACATCGTTGCTCTGGCGAAGGCCGAGGGCCGCGACCTGACTGACGTCGAGCAGACCGAGATTGAGGCCAAGTCGGCCGAGGTTGAGGCGTTCGACGTGAAGATCGAGCGCTCGGCCAAGTCGGCCGCACTGGTCAGCCGCATCGGCGCCATCGACCCCGCCCACGAGGGCAAGTCGGACGAGCAGATCGCCCTGGCGAAGACGCTCGGCGACCACTTCATGCAGCACGCGAAGTCCCGCCTCGGCGAACTCCGCGACCAGGGCAGCACCACCATTGCCGCCCCCGAGTTCAAGGTTGCCACCGACAACCAGGTCAGCAACGGCGGCACGTTTGCCACCGTCCTGACCGAGTACGACCGCACCATCGTGCAGGGCAACCGCGTTCGACTTCAGGTCGCCGACCTGCTCGGCAGCGGCACCATCTCCGGCAACGCGATCAGCTACTTCGTGGAGGGTGCGCTTGAGGGTGCGTTCACCACGGTCGCAGAGGCCGGCGCCAAGCCGCAGCTCCACGTCGTCGACCCGACTGCGGTCACCGACTCGCTCAAGAAGATCGCCGGATTCATCAAGTTCACGGACGAGATGGTCGAGGACCTCGACTTCTACGTGTCCGAGATCAACAACCGCCTCCTGTACGAGCTCGCCCGGTTCGAGGAGCAGCAGCTCCTCAATGGCGCCGGCACCGGCTCGACTGTTCTCGGTCTGCTCAACCGCTCCGGCATCCAGACTGAGACCGGTGCGACCAAGGCCGACAACGCCGACGCCGTGTTCCGTGCGATGACCAAGGTCGCGACCGGCTCCGGTCTCGACGCTGACGGCATCGTCATTCACCCGACGGACTACCAGGCGTTCCGCCTCAAGACGGACGCTAACGGTCAGTACTTCGGCGGCGGATTCTTCGCCGGTCAGTACGGCGTCGGCGGCGTTCCCGAGCAGCCCCCGCTGTGGGGTCTGCGCACCGTCGTCACCCCCGCGATCGCGGCCGGCACGGTTCTGGTCGGCGCGCTCAAGCAGTCCGCGACCGTCTACCGCAAGGGCGGCGTCCGCGTCGAGTCCACCAACTCGCACGCCTCGGACTTCACGAGCAACCTCATCACGACCCGCGCCGAGGAGCGCATCGCCCTGGCGGTGCGCGTCCCGGCTGGACTCGTGAAGTTGACGCTCGGCACCGTCTGAGCAACCTAGCCGTGGGGGGGTGGGGCCTAAAACCCAACCCCCCACCGCGAGGCCGCGACCCCCCTAGAAGGAGGAAGTGGAATGGCATATCAACAGACCGGCAATGAGTCCGGCCGTGGCGGGGTCGTATCCAACCCCCCAGCCATCACGTCGGCGGTGGCGGCTGCCGCCCCGACCAAGGCTGAGTACGACGCCCTGCGGGCCGACGTGGTCGCGCTGCGAACCAATGTCGCCGACCTGGTTCTGGCGCTCCGGGCCAGCAACACGATCGACTAAGGGAGCGCCCCAATGCAGGAATACGTCGTCAACATCGGCGGACTTGACCACACGGTGCTGCTGTCCGACGAGGACGCAAAGACTCGCGGTCTGCACATCGAACCCAAGGCCGCACCGACGCCCGCCAACAAGGCCAGCAAGTCTCCGGCCAACAAGTCGAAGGACTGACGCATGGCAAACAACC